ATCAACTGCAGTTTTATTGAATTTGCAGTATTAGGATGATTTTTTATAGCATCATAATAATATTGGTCACTCTTATTATTATCTTGATATACTCCTACACTACTTTGTTGTCCCCATAGTATCTGCCCCAGTTTTGTATTCAAGAAACCGTAATTTCCATCTATTTCACCAAAAGTATCACTTTCCCAGTCTAAATCTATATAACCATCAAATGCCTCTGCTAGTTCCCCTCCATTCATAGCATTACCACTACCATCGGTATAACCGGGTATATTAGGAAATCTTGTGTTGATACCATTTACATATCCACCATCTCCCTTATGAATTACATCATCTCTACTGATAAAAGTTGTAAAATGTCCTGAAGGTCTGCATTGTGATAAAGGACCACCTATCGCTTCTGCAAGCGGAGAGGCATTGGATATATCGGTACCCGGATTTAGATCTTCGCACTTACCTGACATTATTGATACCTCGCTATATTTACTGGCATTTCGACACCACCTAGAACTCTTACAAATTCTGATAGTGATAAACTAAATGCTTTTTCCCAATCGGACATAGGAACTTCTGAAAAATTTGATCTTACGTAACCGTACAGGTATTTATGGTATCCTGCGATGACTGTTGGATCATTATTTTCATCAAGATACCTCATGATCGCCATTCTGTTTGCTGGTTTGGTGTAATGAAGGTTAATTCCATAAAAAGCACCTGATTCTGTTGCTAAGACATAGCATAAGGGGTGCTTATCGTAGAAAGGGAGTGTTTCTTTATACTTTGCAGAGTATCTGAACAGCAAAAGTTTTCCCGGCCTGACGTCGGATGGTTGAGTGTTGAGTAGACTAGATGCCAAGTTCTTTCTCCGTGATTATTTGAAAATTCCATTTACGATCTTTGCAGAATGACTCTGCTGCTTGCCATTTTGCTTGGTTTTTAGCAAATTCATAGACCTCTGCAACATATTTCTTTGTTCTTCTTTTCTGTATAGTAGGACCTTTGACCTGTTTTTGTGGTTTGACTTCTATGAGTCTTTCTTCTATTTTACCAGTAGAACTCTTCATTTTGACATAAAAGTCTGGAAAATACCTATGATAGCGGTTGTCAATGGGTGATTTGTATGGTATTACTACTTCTTCACTCGACCATTTCAAAATATTCACATTACCATCACACCAACGCATGAATTTCAGTTCCCATAAAGAGCGATATATCACCTTTGTGGGATCACCTTTATACTTATTAGGGTTGGAAGGACGGAACTTCCCCTTATATGACATACATAGTATATACTGTCCATCTATTTAGATGCCTAAATCAAGAGTTTTTTCAAAAGATAGATTTTACTTGAGAACAGAAGAGTTGTATAATCTCGGTGGTTTCAATAATGCTGTACCTGCATTTAATAATCTTTATGATGTTTATATCAACTTCAATACTCAGGGTGGAAATCCTAATCTCATGCAATTTATAAAACAGCATGTGATATTACCTGCTAATGATGTAATCAATGAACCGGGAGATAACTTAGCACTATTCTGTTCAGAAGCGGTTTTACCGGGTTCACAGATTCAAACTGCCTCTATCAGTGGTTTGAGGCAAGGTGTAACACAAAATTATGCTGTATACAGAAGATATCCTGACTTCAATCTTACCTTCTATGCTCAAAAAGACTATTTCACACAAGAAGTATTCAATGCATGGTTAGAATATATCTCACCTATACAAGTTGAAGATCGTAATCATGGTAGTATTGATCGACAAAGAAGCAGAGATAATGCCTATAAAAAATTGAAGTATCCTAGATCATATAAATGTGAAATGGAAATTACAGCATTTAGTAATGATTTCCTAATGCCTGAGAGTAGATTGGAAGATTCGAGAGGAGTACAACAAAGAACACCCAACTATATCACATATTATATGAAGAATTGTTTTCCTGCTAGTATTATTGCTGCTCCTCTAGCATATGGAAAGGCAGAGTTAGTAAAAACTACCATCACCTTCAAATATGACTACTTCACTATAGATAGGGGTGCAAGAAGTGATGATGATTCTGCTTCACTGCAACAAAAGGCAAGAAAATTAATAAGTCCCTTTATGACTGCTATATAATATACTGAATTGAAAAATTATGCCATTACCAAAGGTTTCAACACCGGTATTTGAACTAGATTTGATTTCATCCAATAAAAAAGTAAAATTTCGCCCCTTTTTAGTGAAAGAGGAGAAATCTTTGCTTGTTGCATTAGAGAGTGGTGATGAAAAGACTATTCATAATACACTCAAGAGTGTACTGAAGTCTTGTATTCTCACTCGTGGTATCAAGGTGGATGAATTACCTAGTTTTGATTTGGAGTTTTTATTTTTAAATATTAGAGGTAAATCAGTCGGTGAAACTGTAGAATTGCTCGTAACATGTAGGGATGATGGGGAAACTCAAGTCCCGTTGACTATACAAATGTCGGATATAAAACTAAGTGTTCCTGATGAGCATAATCAGACTATTGATTTAGGAAACAACCTATTCCTAAAACTAAAGTATCCTTCATTACAACAATTTGTGGAGAATAACTTTATTGTTTCTGAATTGAAAAACACAGATTTAGTTGAGAAAACATTTGATAGTGTCGCTGATTGTATAGAGCAAGTTTATAATGAAGAAGAAGCGTGGTCTGCAAGTGAATGCACGAAAAAAGAGTTATTAGACTTTGTTGGGCAACTAAGTTCAAGTCAATTTCAAAAAATTGAAGAATTTTTTACCACAATGCCTAAGTTATCATATAAAACCACAGTGAAAAATCCTAAAACTAAAAAGGATAATGAAGTTGTAATTGAGGGTTTATCAAATTTTTTCGCGTAATGATGTATCATGAGTCTCTATCATCATACATGGAAAATATGTTTGCTCTGGTTCAATTCCATTCATGGAGTATATCAGAGGTAGAGAATATGATACCGTGGGAAAAACAAACCTACATTGAAATGCTTCATAATTATGTTGAAAAGAAAAATTTAGAAGCACAGCAAGCAAAGAATGGCTGAAACAAACCAAAAATTAGTAATGCAGGGAGGGATGATGCTCCCTGAAAATTTGGTGCGTTCTAATACCCCTATGATACCATCAAGGGAAAATAAGCAGAAAAATGAAGTAATAACAAAAGATCCAACTTTTTCTGGGGTAGTTCCTTTGTCACGTAGGATGGCAACTGCATTTGATAAATTGCAAGAAAAGGTTGATGTTGATAAAGGATTGCAGAAGAGAGATACCGTAGCACTTGGTAAACTCCTATTAGAGATTGAATTAGTAAATAACAATCTAAAAAATATAGCAAATGAAGTTCTAAAGTCGAATAAAAAAGTAACGGAATTAGCAGAAAAAGAAGAAGAGATACTGGAGGAAGAAGGTAAGAAACTAACAGGATTAGCAGCGAGTTTTCAGAATCTAAGACGTCAATTTGGAGCATTTGCCGGTTTAGTCTCAGCAAAAGAATTTCTTGAGGGAGATACTGCATCAGGATTAGAGAATGCAGGCATTGCAATAACAGCATTCTTACCTGAGATTATAAAGGTCGTCAGCACTGTAGTGATGGCGAGAATGTTGCTAGGTGGTCGTGGAGGAGGTGCTGGTGTTGCAACTATGGGTAAAGGTAATTTATTATCTCAATTATTAGTTGGTGGTGGACTACTTACTACAGGAGCAATCCTAGGTTCTCAAGGAGATTCTGACCAGAGAAGATTTGAATTACAGAAAAGGCAATTTTTACCTAACTTGCTCACAAAGAATGATGTAGGTAGATTTAGAGCAACCACTACAAGATTTGATAATATATTAGATGGGACGAATAGACCTGTTATAAAAAATAACTTCCCAAATCAAATATCGGACGATGTTGAAATGCCTGCAGGTCCAATGGAAATTGCAGGTAATGCCTTTGAAAATGTAAAAGAAAGGTTCTTTAAAGACGATGAAGAAGAAAACGATGAAGTCATTGAAGAAACCAGTGAAAAAGGTGATAAAAACTTAATATCTGCATTACCTACAGATAATAAAACTCTTTTTGAAGAATCGGATATGTTGTTAGGAAGTGCACTTGATTTTGATCTTGGGAATATGTCAGGACTCACCAATATATTTACGGGCGGAGAAGATGATGAAGTGGGGGATATGAATAACGATATAGCATTCAGTCCCGGAACTTCTCCGGGAAGTAGTTTTATTCATGTTAATCCAGAATATGAGAATATTATAAAAATACCATTTGCATTGCAATATGGTGGTTTCTCATCAATGGCAGGGTAGATGGACATTTCATTACTACTAAAAAATCAACAGATTGGTCTTAGGACTAGCAGTGCATTACTAAAGAATGCCATAGGTCAATCCATAGCGGTTAATGTTTTTTCTAAAACTAATCTATTAGAAAAAAAGAAGGAAGCATCAAAGAAAAGAATTAGAACTCTTGCTAATATACAAAGCAACTTAGTACAAGAGAAGAGAACTGATAGATTAGTTGATAATATTGCTTCAGGTGCAGGATTACTTAGTTTAGGTATTGGTGGTGGGAGAGGAAGTAATATAACTCCAAGAAATAATATTGTATCTACAAGAGGACTCAGAACTACAAAACCCGGAAGATTTAGTGGATTATCCAGATTCAAAAATATTAGAGGTATAAGTAGAGGTAACGTTATTCTAAACACTGCATTTGCAGGACTTGATTTCAAGAATAGAAAATCGTTAGGTCAAACAAATACACAAGCATTAGCAGGTGCAGGTGGTGGTGCAGTTGGTGGTATTGCCGGTGCTGCAATAGGTCAAGCATTGATACCAATTCCTGTTATTGGTGCTCTTATAGGTGGTTTCATAGGTGCTAACCTAGGTTCTGGTGTCGCTGATCGTATGACTGGAGTTACATCAGCAGATTTTAGAAGAAGAGAAGAAGAGAAACAAACTAATCTGAGAGAAAATGCAAGAACAGAATTTACAGAGGGATTAGATAGATTTGATAGTGCCTTAGATAAGTTCGGTAGATATAATGAAGAAACAGATCTCTTTGTTCTGGCAGCAACAGGTAGAGATAAGGATGGGAAACTCATTAGAACACCTACTGGTGGTGGTGGAGTTGGTCAAGCATTTGTTAATGAAGCATATAGAAGAGGTATCGCTGTAGGTATAACAGGAATAGGTGTTGCTATTGTAGGAACTGTTGCAGTAGTCAAGGGTCTACCACTTGCTATCGGATTGGGTAAAAAACTTCTCATGCCAATGGTGACGAAAATTGGAAAGACGAAATTATTTCAAAATGTATTGAAATTTTTCAAAAGAAATGCAGATCCAACTAAAAGATTAAAAGAGCAACTTATCAAGAAAAGACTATTAGAACAGACTGAAAAGGAAAAGTTGATTGAAAAGATACTAAAAAACTTCAAAACTAAGGAATTTGAGGAAAGTATAAAATTAGGAGAGGAATTTTCAAGGCGAGTTGACACAATAACTAAAGGATTGAAGGAAGGATCTGGTATAAAAAAAGAATTTTCTCCAAGAATCGGTGATAAAGTGAGGATAAAAAACTTCCTAGATGATTTGTTAGACAAGGAAGGTATTACAAATATAATCAAAAAAGGACCAAAAAGGACAATAGATAAGAATCTGAGATCGGATGCGAGTATTATCGATGGTGGAAGTGGTAATGATATCGCATTCAATAGAGAAGATTCTCCTTACACTAGCACACTAAATAACATACGTGCTTTCAATCAGATGACGGTATAATGGCGAAGACAGGATATTATTCAAAAGGTGCTGAGATAAAGGTTTTTAATGTTAAAAGTCCTGATGGTTCAGTCACACATGACATGAAGACTCTTTTAGGACCAATACAGATATATGAGGATCTAACTGATGCTTCACTTCATGTGAACGTAACTATACTTGATACCTTTGGTAAAAAGGAACATGTACCAATAAGAAGTGGTTCTGAGGTTCAACTTCTCATTGAATCTCCTTCAGGTGATATTGATTTTACTGATTATCCATTATACATCAGTAATATAGTAGCAAGTGGAAGCACAGAGAAAAAGGATGTTTATACTTTAGAACTTGAAACTGTAGGAATGTTCAACAATAATTTGACTAGATTATACCAGAAATATAATGGTAAAGCAGATGTTCTTATCGCTGAGTTTCTAAAACAGTTAGGTGTTCCTGATTCTTGGATCGTAAAACTTGAGAAACCAAAATACCCAATACAATTCATGGGTAATTATAAAAGGATTCTACAAACATGTATAAGATTAGCGACACGATCATTACCTGAGATAGAAGGAGGTACTGGTACAGACACTCCTAATGAGGGTAGTGGTGGATTCTTCTTTTGGGAGTCTATAAAGGGGTATGTGTTTAGAAGTATAGATAATCTCTTCAAAGAAGCAAAAGAATTGAGAAAATCTGGGAAGATTGCAAAATATTTTCAGTCATCAACTATGGATGCATTAGACATGAGAAATAATTTTAGAATTGTTTCTCAACCAATATGGTCTAGTAACCACAATTTACTTGAAAAATTGATGAATGGACAATATGCATCATATAATACCTTTGTAGACATGCTTGGGTCTGTTCATACTATTCCTATAAGAGATACAAAGGCATCACAACAATTTCAACCAACATATGCTGAAGATGGTGCTGTATTAGCAAATGAGGTCACTCATAATCCAGAACAATTCCTGAAGGAGTCCAGAATAACCTTGTCAGTTATTGATTCCCGTACATTTGATGACGGAGAGAAATTTGATCCTGAAAGCACTGGCAAAACTAACCAAGAACATGTATTATATAAGAGTAGGATTCAATCTCGTTATGCATCCTTATTCTCAGAAGTGCTCACTATCACTGTTCCTATGAACGTGGAGTTATCTGCAGGATCTGTCATAGAAGTTGAATTTCCTCGCCTAAATATAGATGAACCTAATAGTGGGCATGTAAATCCTGCTTCAGGTTTCTATATGATCAAATCACTGTCTCATCAACTACTTGCAAAAGGTGATTTCACCGGACTCAAATTAGTTAGAGACTCTTACTCGGAACTATCATGAAAACTATCGAAGATCACATAGCACACGACAAAGAGGTCATCGAAGACCCTATCGCAAGTCCTGCTGCTAGAAGGCATGCAAAGGCAGATTTGCATGAATTAGAAGAATACATGGATCATCACAAGGAAGAGATCGCTGCAGGGGATCATCATGACCCTAATGCACTTGAACTATTCTGTGATATGCATCCTGATGAACCTGAATGCCTCATTTATGATGATTAAATGGCGAATCCATTTTTAGAGTATGTTGGTTCAGATTTTGCCGGTGAAGACGGACTCAAACATTTTTGGGGTCACGTCACAACTGATGCAGCCTGGAGAGAACATCACAAAGAATATGGATATAGGGTAAAGGTTAGAATCATAGGAAAGCACCCTGCGGAGGGCGATGAGTCAGAGGGAGGAGTTCCTGACAAGGATTTGCCTTGGGCAATCGTTAGTATGAATCCTGTTTTTGGATCTGGTAAAGATCATGCAGGAACGTCTATGAATCTCCGTGGGGGTGAGTTGGTGTGGGGTTATTACGCTGATGAAGACCAACAAGTTCCAGTAATTCTTAGTGCTCACTATACTGGATTTAATACTATAAATGATGTAAATTACCTTGCAAGTGCTGATCTTTCTTATAAGTTTGTACAACCATATTCAAATCCTAATCTTATATGGTCTCTTGCCAATCAAACTATAAATGGAGTTGATCCGGGATCTACTAATGGTATAATTGACGAAAATAATAAACTTAATGGTGAAGAAACAAAACAGATACGTATTGATGAGCAACAGACAGTTGTAAGAAGAGCAGAGAAATGTAAGGATGACAAATCCTTTGCGAGTCAAATCTCAAGATCTCTTGCATCTTTTATAGAAGTGGCAGAAGGACTAGAAGAGTTTCAAGAAACTTACATAGATCCTGTGATGGATGAGATGAGAGATGTTCAAAAACTCGTAGCAGATACAGCAGAAATAATAGCAGGAGCATATGCTCAAGTCATAAGACTAGCAAGGAAGTTCTTATTTGCCAAGATATATGACTTGGTTGAGGAACTCATGGGATTTCTACAACTTGATAGTTTATTGAAGGACATTGCTGTCAAGAAAGCAGTGGATCAAATCTATTGTGTAATAGAGAATATTATAAAAGCACTACAAAAGGTTATAGAAGACTTCCTAATAGGATTGATAGGAAAGATTATACAAGCACCACTCTGTGCAGCAGAGCAGTTTTTAGGTGGGTTGAACACAAAAATGTTCAATGAAATTGAGTCAGCGATTGGTGATGCAATGGATTCCCTATCAGGAATTTTAGGACCAATAGGATCGTTTATGGGATATCTTGAAAAGGCAATGGGTTACGCTCAAGTTGCTATAAAATTACTATCATGCGAAGATCAAAACTGTGAACCAGAACCTTATGATTGGGCATTGAACTTTGGACCAACTAAGAAAACAAAACTTGATTTCAAGAAAACAATTGATATCTCTTCAAAATTCAATGCTGCAGGAATCGGTAAGTCTATTACAGATGGCATAGATAAATTCTTCGGATTAGATGAAGATGATCTCGAAAATGCAGAAAAAGTTGCAGCGATTCTTGGTGACTGTCCAATCAATAACAAAGTTTGTGGTCCACCCAAGATTGAAATATTTGGTGGTGGTGGAATAGGTGCAGCAGCAAATGCTGTTATCAATGAATTTGGCAGTATTGTGGGTGTAAATATGCAGTCACTTGGTGTGGGTTATACTCAGAAACCTTATGTTAGTATAATAGACAATTGTGAAGGTAGAGGAGCAGAAGGTGAAGCGATAGTAAGAGACGGTCAAGTCATCAATATTATAATAAGAAGAGGTGGTGGAGGATATCAAACTCCCCCAGATATAACTGACAGTGAGGGTGTGAATGTTGTGGGTGAGATTGAAGATGTAGAAATTATAAGGACAGGTAGAAACTATAGAGAAGGTGATCTTATTGTAAGTGAATGTGGAACATTCAAACCAATTTTAGATGGTATTGGTAGAATAGTTGGTGCAAAAGTCGTTAGTGTTCATACAGGTTGTAAAGTCATTCCTGATCTAACAATAAATACAGAAACTGGTCATGGAGCATTGGTGAGACCTATTATGAGATACAACAAATTTGATGGTGTTGTCATTCCTGATGGTGCTATGAAGGTAATTGATTGTGTTGCAGCATACTAATGAGTAAAAATACAGAAGCACTCATAATTAATACACCGGAAGACGGTTTTCTTCGTATTGGTAACACTACCGAAGATAGAAAACTGAGACCCGATCAGGTGCAATTAGGTGCCGGTTGTGGATCTAGTCTGAGAATTTTTGAGGATGGTGGATGGGAACTAAGATCCACAGAAAATAAAAAAGGTTGTAATATTATAGCAAGAGGAGAAGGTGGTTTACACATCTATTCTGAAGGTGATATTAATATAGATGCAAGAGGTGACTTCAATGTGTCTGCAAAAAATATTACAATGGAAACTACTGCTGCTGATGGTGATTTTACAGTCTTCTGTAAAAGAGATATAATGCTTGATGCAGACAATAATTTCAAAGCACTTGGAACAAAGTGTGTTATTACAGCAACAGATACTCTAGTATCACACTCAAAGGGATGGAATGTTGTTGCTGGTAATCCAGTGTATGTGTATGAGAAGAAGACCAAACTTATACCAACTAGCACACAGGATATCTTGAATTCATTATTTGAACAATTCTTATTAAATTAGTATGGAATCACCAGAAGTATCAACGGGTAAACTCTATATCGGTCCAAGCATACCGGTAAAACTTGACCTGTCAGCATTTACTCTCAATTCAAAACTTCCGTTCAATGGAACACTAGCATGTGTGGGTCCTGCCTTCTTTGGTGCAGTTCCACCAACAGGTTTTGCAAGAGCAATGTGCCAGATGGGTCCGGGAATACCACCATTTGTATCAGCAGTTCCGGGTCTGACTCTTGAAGTGACAGGTGGAACACACCTGATGGGATATCTGAATGCTTTTGGATTGAACTCAATGATTGGTGTGACTAATAATATTGGTGTTCATAATGGTATAGGACTCAAGAATATGCTTGGGTTTCATAATAGGGTAGGAAAGCAGACAGCAGTTGGTGGAGAAACATCAGCAGAACCCAATAAGTTCTGTGCAGCACCAACGATGACTCTTACATCTGTAAATGGCACACTCAGAGGTAGTTGGAATCATAATGGTGTACCACTGACTCTCCTGCATGCTCATTCAGATAGAAGTCTAAAGAAGAATATACAACCTATAATATCACCTCTATCCAAAGTTCTACAACTTCAGGGTGTTACGTTTGAATGGGATCATAAGACTTTGGCAAAGAATAGACCGGGAACAAATATGGGATTGATTGCTCAAGATACTGAAAAAGTAGTTCCAGAAGTGGTCATAAATACTCGTATCGATACCGATGGTGAAAATCGTGAAGTCAAAGGTATCATGTATGAAAACCTTACTGGTCTCTTGGTTGAGGCGATAAAGGAACAAAACAAGCGAATTGAACATCTAGAACAATGCATTGCTACACTACAAGCGGAAAAGTCCACACCGACGGAATCATAGA